CGACGGGGTTCAGCGGCTGTGTTGCTCCAGAATGCCATTTATTATTTCTCCTTTACTCTAAATAGTCTTAGTCGTCAAAACTTGCGCCTGAGCGGAAAATCTCGAAGTCGATTGCGATGAACTCAATGGCTCGTGCCGGCTTGAGAAGAACTCGTGCGTAAAGTGTATTACGGTCGATTAGCTCGGGTGTAGTTGTTGTTTCGTCAAGAATGAGACGGTAGTCAGTTAGACCGAAGTCGGCTTTGACGCCATCAAGGAAAGGCTCAGCCTGAGCAATGAAGCGATTCCATGTATCACGAACATTGGGCTCAAAGAGAATTGAGTTAGCAATTCTTGAGATTTCTTTCTTGACGTAGATAAGAAGACGACGGACATTTACACGGTCAAGCGCTGTGCGTGTTGACTGAAGTGTCTTCTGACCGAAGATAACAACGCCTTCTTGTGGGAACTGAGCGATTGGGTTTACGTTTACATCGTAAAGTTCGTCACGCTCTCTGCTTGTAAGGCGCTTGGAAACACCGGTTGCTACAATGCCTGATGAACCATCTGAAAGTCCACCACGATTGAAACCAGCAGGTGCAAACCAAGGGAATGCAACATTGTCTGTGTAGCCAAGTGCGGCCATTGCTGCAACAGTTGCTGGGACATAAAGAACAGTGTTTGTTCCTCGGTCTCTTACTTGTACTGCAGGGTAGTATGCTGCGCCATAAGAAGTGTTGAAGCCTCTTGTTATCATTGAAGTTACAGCATTATCAACGTTTGGTAGTGCTGTTCTGTTTGTTCCAATTTCTCCAGATGTAAGTTCAAAACGAGGCTTGTAGTCATTTTGAATATCGATAATAGCCATTGTGTCTCTTCTTTCCTCAGCCATGTCGACTAAGAAGTCAGTTACAAGAGGATCAGAGATACCGGGGACTGCGACAACATTGTGTTCGACAACATCGGGGTCACGAATGGTATCGATTGCTTTACGGACTGAGTATAATTCATAACCAGTTTGCTCGGTTGTTCCGTTTATTAGCCTGTTAGCAAAAGGCTCAGGTTCAATTATGTCTAAGCCGTCTGTACCACCAACCATCGGAAGTGTGAATGCGCTAATACCAGCATTTAGAAGTGTATCAACACTTCCTGTGCCTCTTAGCGAACCTGCGGCTGCACGAGAGCCTGATGTGTAAACAGGTGCGGTTGTTGAACCGGCTATATCATCAAGTGTGAAAATGTATGAGTATTCACCACCGGTGGCGGGTGTTGCACTACCGTCGCCGTATACGCTTTCACCCAAGTCTGATGAAATTCTTACAGTGTAATCGCCGTAGCCATTATCACGACGTGCAAATCGGCCTTGTGCAACGGCACCGTAGAAAGCCTTTTTGGGGTTTGAGACGCCGTAAGAGCCTGACTCACGAAGTGAAAGGCTTGGTCCAGTTGCTTTGATGCCGAAAGTTGCAGCAACTGTTTCTGATGTGTATAGACTTAGACCAGAGCCAGTTGTTACAGTAACAGCGCCAAACTGCATTTTTTCTGCTAGGACTGCTTGACCAGCAGTAGCAGCAACAGCTTGAGTTGCTGTTCTAATAGGTCCAAAGTAGCCAAATGGTAGAACTGCAGGGTTGGTTGTTGCATTGTCTACTTCATCATTCATTTCCATACGGATGTACTTAGAAATATTGTTGTAAGTACCGTATTCTTGGTAGTACTTCTCATCATTGTCCCAAACAAGGTACTTGTCGCCAATACGACGAGCAATGTAGTCTGGTGAAGCAGGATTTAGATTGAGACCAGTGAATGACTCAATAAGATCTAGAGTGTTATCTGTATCTCTTGCATCACGAACCAAAACATCAAATGTTCCGTAAGGATTGACGGTTGGGTTTGTTGATGCTTTAACGTTTGCTATTGATACCTTGACGCTTCTGTTATCCCATTCACCTCTAATGTCTGTTGCGACAAAGCGGAAAAGCTGTTGCTGAGAAACGGGATTATAAGAACCGGTATCTTGTGTGAGATCTTGTGCAAATACTAAACCAGATTTTGCTACTGCTGCAGGGCTTCTACGAATACCCAAGTCAGCGCCAGAGCCTGTTAGAGCATTACGGTAAATAAGAGCATAATCATTTGCTCCTGCGAGGTCGGTTGGTGCGCCGCTGCCGGGACCAGAACCTGTGATAAGTGCTTCAGCAACTGATGATTCAAATGTTTCACCTAGGAAGTAGCTTAAGGCATTTCCGTAGATAGTATCGTTAACGTAATGTGGGTTTGTGTTGAAAACCTTACGAATGTATTTTTCTGAATTTGGATCAAAGTTAAATGTTGCTGTAAGGTGGTTGGTTCCATCATAAAGACGAACTACAGCTGTGAATTCAAGTTTTGATACATCTGAGCTTTCATTCTCGCAAAGACGACCATTTGTATCGGAAGATGCCTTTCCGTGAGTGTTGCTCATTAGTTCAAGCGTAGCATTATCATAAAGATAGAAGACCGCTGCTAAAGAAGAAGTCATCTGATCTAGGCCGCTGGAACCAGAAACCGCTCTTGTTACAAAAAGACCAACAGCGTTGCCAGCCGCAACTTCCCATCCGGCTTCACCAGCGTCTGTTGCGTTTTGATCTTGTTCACCGGCTAAACGAACAAACGTTACCGGGCCATTATTGCGAAGATAAGCTTCGGCTGCAAAAAGACCATAAGTTGGTGCTGCGTAATTACCTTCACGCCATACATCGCCACCACGACCACCGGGTGACGGTGCGCCGAAGATCTGATAAAGATCGGCGGTTGATTCAAGACGGACGGGCTGCATTGCTGGTCCGTGTGTCGCACGACCAATTACTGCTGGTCCGATTGCGGGTGCTTCTGCGGGGATACCTGAGCGATCAATTTCTGCTACTTGAACTCCAGGTGATATAAAACGAAACTTATCTGCTGGCATTGTTTAAAACTCCTTAAATGAATTATAAAGTTATAGTTCATTACTAAATAGTTATTTAAATCTTAAAAACACTTATAGATTAAAAATTGTTGTTTCCTTGGGGAACTTGTACTCTACGATACTTTCCCTTATGATTATCTTTGGTTTTTCTTCATTGACGTATTGTCCAAATAAATAACCAATAACATTAAAAGTTATTTTTGCTTCTAATTTTCTTTGTTCTTCGCCTAAGTTTGATGAGTTGTCTGAGATATTGTAGTTTGAGTCCATAAACAACTCATAGCGGTGAATGTTGTTCTCAATAACCTTATAGTTAATGTTGCCTGTTCTTACCATAAAAGGCTGCAACATTTCATTCATTTGCTGGGTGTATAATGAGGTAAGGGTTACTTCATAAGTTGGATTAATGTGAACAATCTGTGGGACGCCAATAAAGTCATAAACAACTTTTGTCTTTTTTAATCTTTTGTTCTGCGTGGACTGTCCGGTTTTTTGCTTTGCATAAGCATTTGAGAAGTCTGCAGTTTTGCTTTGCATTATTCTTTTGGCGATCTGAATGGAAGCACCATTAGAGTCTGGTGGAACATTACCATACATAAAACCTTTTTTGCTAGGATCTTTTGATAGTCCTGAACGAGCAACTGTAATAACGGGAAAGTTTAGAACATCGTTTGGTCTTGGATCTTTTTTTGTATACCAAGCACGTTCTGATCCTTGCCAGAATACAGGAACTTTTTTAAAGCCTTTATTTGTTCTTGTGCTAACATTAAGATCTTCATTAACAAAGTTAAATACTGCTTGATCAATGTTTTCTAATGTAGAAGGCTCAAAAGGTATTTGTATTAAGTTTTCTGATTCTTTATTGTCCATCGAATAAACCTTCTCTTGATCTTAGACACTTGGCTGAAATCTCAAATCTTCTATCTCCTTGACCAAATAAAAGCCTGGGTTCCATAAGAGTTGTTATTTCGTATAAGATCTCATCATACAAAACAAAATCACCTTCTCTAACATAAAGATCTTGGTCTTCTGTAAGTCTTCTTTTGTGGAAGTTTACAGTTATTGAGGCTGTTTTGTCTAAACCGTAGTTTGAGGTTTCAGTTTGGATTCCATCAAACTTTACAAGAGCATAAACTCTAACAGGAGGAAGGAAAGATTTTTCTATTGCTTCTCCATAAAGTGAATGATAGTTTGTGTGCTCTAAAGAAAGTGGATAATAAGCAACAGTTTGCCCTATTACTCTTTCAATAAGCTCATCATTAACTTGTTTTACAAGATCTCGTTCTTTCTTGTTGAAGAATAACGGTGGTGGTGGCTGTGCCGGTCTTGACCATTCATTATCAGCCATTATGAGCTACCTTGTGGTCCAGCATAAATAGGCATTGGAATAGACTTGAAAGTTTCAACCGTTGCTGTTATTTTTGCTTGGTCATCCTGGGCAAGTTTTGTATAAGTTAACTCATCCATAATGGTCTTGAGTTCGTCTCTAAGCGCTTGCTTTTCTGTCTTGGACTCATCCTTTAGGGCGGTGCCGTTAAGGGTTACAGACTCGCCAGGAATAGGCACAGTGGCAAACTTAGAACGTATTTCACCTAACTGTCCTTTTGATACAGCCAACGCATAACGACGAATCCAATGCTTACCTATTGCATTGATGCTAGCATAAGGCACATTCTCAAAAGGAAGTGTGTTCATGTTGTTAACACCGTTTATTTGTTTTTCAACATAAGCAATTGAAGAAGAAAGCGGTGATTCGTCAACAGAGTACTCAATCCACATTTTCTTGGGCTGAACAATTGAAGGAGAAGGAAAGATTCTAAGTTGGTTGTTTCTTAACTGATAAGAAAAACCACTTGTTCTTGTATAAATCGCATCTTCAAAAGCCATTGCTTGTGCTTTATTTTGCCAAACTGGAATAACTTCAAATGTTGAGTCATCTGCATACTGACCATAATGAGCCAAGTTGCCTACAGTGTTTAATCCGCCATAATAACCATAAAAACGCCACATTGCTTGTGGGGTCTTATAATAAACTTTTCTAATAAAAATTCTATTATCTGTTCCAACTCTTGCTGATTGTACAGGGTCTGCTCTTAAGATTGCTTCTAGATCATAGTCTTGTTTATTGACCTCAACATCAATAGAAGCAGAGTAGATGTTTGTTAAGCCACCGACACGAACTTCGGTTCCAACAGCATCACCAATTCTTCTTGAATACTCAAAAGAAAAGCGAGTGTATTTTATGTTTGCTGCGGATCCAGATGCATCACCAGCTATTATTGTTCCATCTGAGTCAAATGAACCGGTTGAAGATCCCAAAAGATCAGATAATGAGTTTTTGCTTTGATGAAGGTTTACTAAATAAGAGTATTCTATACAAGCATCTTCATAGGCGGCATAAACATTTCCAGCGGTAAGTTCAATGTCCAAAACATCGCCGCCAAGCATTTTATAAGTATAAGCAACTTGATCTGCGGCGCCGGTCAAAAAGGAGTCTGAAGTAGAATAAATACCATAAGGTAAAGTTGCTGATACGTCAGTTGTTGTTCCTGTTACCGGTAAGATAACTGCCGATGTTTGTGATACTGGTGTTAAAACAGGCAAAGCCATTCATTAAGTCTCCTTTTTAATCGATCTAAGATAAATAGTTCTCGACAAAAGAAAACCCCCGGTGTTTCCACCG